TCCTGCCTCACCACAGGAACGCAAGTCATCCGTCGATCGGGTAACGAGCATACTGGACAAGCAGGCCGGACGCCTGTTCCAACAGCTGAAACTTCGCGGTGAAAAGGGCAAGAAAGGTGGCGTAGTCGTAGCCCACGATCTTGAGCATGCTGCCGAGCTTTACTCCCAGCGTACCGGCATGCCAATGGATGAGGCGCGCATGCACGTCAGTGGCGAGGAAACTGTCGATACCGACACCCAAGCCTTCTACGACCCGGACAGCGGCATAACGTACCTGATAGCCAATCAGCTGGACGAGAAGAACGCGCTGCCCGCCCTGTACCACGAGATGACGCATGCGGTAGCCACACCGGAACTTAATGCGATGGGCGAGGCGTTGCTCAAGGGCAAGAACGTAACGCCTGAAATGAAGGAGTTCATCAAAAAGGTGCAGCAGCGCCGGACAGACGCAGGGCAGCAAAACAACAAGGAAGAAAGCGCCACCTACATTGCCGAGGAAGCACTTTTACAGGGCAGGCAGAAGGGTTTTTCCGCGATCGATAACACATTCTTTGCCGGTATCGCTGACGCCTTCGGCAAGCCAACCGGCACATTCATGCGCGCGTGGGTTGCCAAGGCACGGGCACACCTGCACGAGCGCGGCATTGTCACCAAGCTGACCGTCGACGACTTGCTCGCCGTCGTTAAGGCGCGCACTGAAAAGCTCGCGCGTGAGGGCGAGAAGCGGACAAAAGAGGAGAAACAGGCAGCGACTGACGCCCACGAAGCACAGCTTGCCGAGGAGGAGCAGGCAGCTGAAAAGCCCCCTGTGGTCAGTGAGGAATCAAAGCGGCTCGAAAAGGCCAAGACCACGCTTGCCGAGGAAATGAAGAAGGCGGCTCCCGAGAAGAAGGAATTGCCAACTGAAAAAGCGCGTAAAGCAAGCCTCAAGCAGCTTGAGTCTGAGATTACCGCCTTGGAAAACAAGGAAGAACTTACAAGCGCAGAGGAGTCGAAACTGGACACCTTGCGTGAACAGTACGACAGCACCGTTAAGGAAGAATCGCAAGGCGAGGAAACCACCCCTGTGGTCAGTAAAGAAACTGTCACAGAAGAAAAACCTGCTAAGGAAAAGCAGGCACCGCTTTTTACAGAAGAAAGAACGACTGAGGAGAAACTGAAGCACCCGACCATCAACGTCGATGGCGTGGAACGTCCACGGCTCAACAGTCAGGGCAACCCAATAGCGCTCAAGAATATTGAGCTGGTCAACTTCTGGCGCTGGTTTGATGGCAGCGAGATGACTGACATATACGGCAGGCCGATTGTTGTATCCAAGGTGCCCATGTCGTACTTTAAAACTGGTGGTGAAGCAGCGCGGACAACAGAAGCCCAGTTCGTCACGATCATACACAAGGAGGGCACACCGCCGCTGTACGTCAAGGCAAAGAATATCTTCGACTTGCAAAAGCGTGAGCACACGACAAAGGTGCACGATGCGTTGCAGGAAATGGAGGACTTGGGCGAGGACTTGAAGAACGTCAACCCGCGCGAGTTCTATCAGGACTTGCGCTTCGATGGCTTCTACACCGAGTTCAAGAATGGCAATCGCGGCAACGTGGTGGGCTTGTACGAGCCTGCCGAGGTGAAGTCAGCGAAGGCTGCAGCTGCCAGCAATATCCTGCGGAGTGCCAAGAAAAAGGCTGACATTTACAGCCAGCTTGAAAGCATATTCAACAAGGTGCCTGACCACTTGTTTACTTCGGGTCCGCTGTTGAATATGTGGGTGGCGAACAACGTTGCCAACAAGACGTTGTCAGCAAAGGCGGTGCTCGATACCGGTATCAGCAAATGGTTGCGGAACAACCACGACATTACCAGACAGGAGGTCATGGACTTCCTGAGTGATGCGCGTGATGCTGCGGACTCCAAGAGCGCCAGTGCTGCCTTGCGTAAAGCAGGCGCCCACGGAAATGCTCAACCTATCACAACGCAGTCGTGGGTATCGCAACCTGCGGCTCCAACTTCGACTACTGCTCCAGCATCTAGCAGGACGACTACGCCACCACCAAGCAGGACTGCTCCTGCAACGCCGCCACCAAGCAGGACTACGCCGCCAATTAATACGGCACCGCCTAACTCGCCGGCAGCAACTAATACGCCTGCGTTACCACCAATTGATACTGGCAAGCCGCTTGGCAAGCTGATCAACCTGTTTACGCGCAATCAGCTTGTGCAGGTGTACCAGAACTCCATTATCGGCAAGCACCTCAAGCAATATAAAGCCTTGCGTGAGAGCCTGTCTGCGAGCGAGAACCATGCTATTTCGCAGGCTGACGAATTTTTGGAAAAGCTGCGGACGATACCGGCGAACCAGCGCACTGCCTTTGCGGAGCTGGCGCACCTGTCGACGATACACAATGTAGACCCTTCGACACCGACTTATACACCATCGAATGAGATACAGCGCCTGCAACAATTTGCGGCGAGGATGCACAACATCAGGAACCGGACACCGGCACAGCAAGCGCTGCTCACCCGCGTGTTACGACAGCTTTCTGACCACAGGGACCAGTACCGCATAAGACGTGCTGCTTTCCAGAATATGTCTCCCAGCGCACAGGCGTTATTTGTGGGCTTGAAGGACGAGTACCGCAGGAGCATACGTGACCTGTTTGCTGCGACCAAGGCACGGGTACGCCGCATGCCGGGGCTGAAGCTTGCTGCCAAGGTAAAGGCCGTCAAGCAGCTTGACGATGAAATGAAGAAGTTTCTCGATCGTGTGTACTTCCCCCTCTATCGCAGTGGCGATTATGTGCTTATAGCCAATCGCCCCGGACAGCCTAATATCGTGTCCTATTTCGACTCGGAGCGCGAGTCGAATACCGCCAAGAAGCAGCTTGAGGCAGCTGGTTACACAGTCACTGCCACCAAGCGTGACGAGCACCACCAGAAGATCAAAGCTGCCAAGGCGCTGGAGAGCATAGCGACCAAGATAAGCAACGCTTCTACTACCGGAACGATAGCGGGCAAGCAGCTTATAGGTTTGCTGGATGAGATAGACCAGCTCATCATCAACTCGCTGCCCGATCGATCGTTCAGAAAGTCATTCCTGCACCGCAAGAATACTGCCGGTTACTCGGACGATTTCATCCGTGCGTACAGCGACACGATGCGTAAATCGGCATCACATATCGCGAACCTGAAGTACGGCGACCGGATTGATAAAACGCTTTCCGACATGAAGGACGTGGTTGACAGTGTGCCACCCGGAAGTGATAACCGCGCGATTCACGAGGTGTACACACGCATGCGTCAGCAGGAGGAAGATATCACCAAGAAAACGGGTGCCTTCGCTTCTTTTGCTGGTCGTGCAGGCTTCTCGATGATGTTGGGTTCGCTGTCCAATTTCGGCTTGAACCTGACGCAGACAGCTATAAATACTTACCCTTACCTTGGTGCAGAGTATGGCTTCACCAAGGCAGGTTTGCACCTAAGCCTTGCTTTTACGCAGCAGTTCAGCAAGTTCAATAAGGCCACGTCTTTGCAGGCAGCGGGCAAGATATTGGACATGCGTCCACGCTTGAACCAGACAGAACGGGATATTTTCGACAAGCTTTTTGATGCCAAAAAAATTGACCACACGCAAGTGCACGAGATGATGGATGCGGCTACTAACCCGTCAAACAAGTACAGTGCTGCCGAGCAAAACATCATGAAGGTTATTTCCCTGCCACAGCACATGAGTGAAATTGCTAATAGGCAGGTTACCGCGCTGGCGACAATCCGCTTGGAACTTGCCCGTTCAGGTGACGTTGACAAGGCGTACACAGCCGCTGCCAACGCGATCGATAACACGCACTTCGAGTACAGCAAGGAGAACCGCGCCAAGATCATGACTGGCGACATGTCGCGTGTACTGCTCATGTTCAAGCAGTTTGGTCAGAATCAGGCGTTCTTTTGGGGCAACACAGCAAGGCTGGCGTTTGAAGGCAGCAAGACCTTGGACAGCGAAGGAAATCCTGTGGTCAGTAGCGGTAACAGAGCTGAGCGCAACAAGGCCAGAAGGCAACTTGCCGCGATGCTTGGTGCTCAGTTTGTTGCTGCCGGCGTTCTTGGACTGCCCATCTTCTTGGAGGCCGGGGTTGTTGCTGCGGGCGTGGCAGGCTTTAAGATAGGCGGCTCCAAAGGTGCATACACAGGTATCGGGCTGGCTGTACTTGCCGCGATAGCTTCCTCGTTCGGTGACGATGACGAGGAGAAATTTGAGACAGAAGTCAAGAACTGGATAGCCAACACCTTCGGTGAGGACTTGGAGGATTGGATTTCCCACGGCTTCGTACCGCGTGGCTTGGCGGCAAGACTTGACGCAAGCGAGCTGCTTTTCAAGAAACCAAAAGATACGACTACTCGCGAGGAGTGGTTTAAAGAAGCAGCGAAGGTTGCTGCCGGGCCGTTTGGCGGTGTAGTAATGGACGTCGGTGAAGGTACCGCAAAGATTCTTGAGGGTGACGTGGGCGAGGGTGCGAGACAGGGCTTCCCGCTTAAACAGGCCAAGGATATGTTGCAAGCCGCCAAGTGGATAGGTGACGACTACAAGATCAAATTGGCGAATGGGGAAGTGCTTACAGGTGTTACTGCTGGGGATGCAATCGTCAAGATGATAGGCTTCAACCCCTCTGTTGCTGTGAAATCCCGCGAATACTACAATGCCATGAAACAGCTGGATAAAGCGCTCACCAAGAAGAAATCTGACACGCTGGAAAAGGCAATCAAAGCCTACGACAAAGAAGATATTGAAAAGACCAAAGAGATTGTTTTTGAGTACAACGCGCAAGCACCGGTTGGTTACAACATAGAGGGCAGTACAGTGGGTGACCAGCTGAAAGAGGAGTACCGGCACACAATCGAGCGCGCGCGTGTGACGAGGGACGAACCCAAACTGGATACACTGGAAAAACGCATCACGTACCGCAAGCCGCCGCCTAGACAGCTTGAGCATGCCGAATAAATTTTTCATTCAAGAGGTTAATCATGACGCTATTAAAAATGGGTGACAGAGTAAAGCAGGTGGTTAAACCGATTGAGGGTACGGTTGCTGATGTTCGGTACTACTCCAAGACGGGCACCTTTGAATTCCTTGTGAACTACACGACAGAAGACGGTACGCCTTCCCAGCGCTGGTTCCAACAAAAAGAAGTGGAGGCAGCATGATGATCGGTGGAAGTGAACAACTGCATTGCAAGGATGCGAGCAGCGCAAGCATCACGCGTAACAGTGGTATCAAGGAGAAACTGAAGCTGCATGGCAGGTACGACGTTGTCTGTCGCGGTCCAGACGGCAAGATCAAGTGGGAAAGCCACATTGACAACTTGGTCACGACAGAGGGTGAAAACGACCTGCTGAACAAGTACCTTGCAGGCTCAGCCTACACAGCTTCTTTTTTCCTTGGGCTTATCTCCAGTACAGGGTACACCTCGGGTCCGGCTGACACCGACACAATGGCGCTGCATCCCGGATGGGTCGAGGGTGGCTTAGGCACAGTGCCAATCTACTCTCAGGTTTCCCGTCCTGCGGCATTGTGGGCACCTGCGGCTAGCGGCATAAAGGCTTTCTCTGCCGGAGTGCTGTACTCGATAACCACAGGGGGCACGTTCAAGGGCTGCTTCCTGACAACCGTATCGACCAAGGACGGCACAGGCGGCTTGCTGTTTTCTGCGGGTACGTTCTTTGACGGTGACAAGGTGGTATCACCTGTTGATTCGCTGACCGTTACCTACTCACTGGCTGTTTAATGTAGGGGAAGGCACATGGCTGATATCACAGCAAGTGCTGTAGAAACGCTTAATGCAGTCGATTCGTCGACTGCAAGAATAACTGCGACTCAGGCGGAGCAGGTAGAGGAACTTGTCGCTCAGGATTTCTCCACTGCGTCGAACGTCACCAGTGCACATACCAGTGAAACGATCTTCCCTGTAGATCGATCTGTGGCGATTGTCACGGGTCCGCTGACCAGAAGCACGACCATCGTCATGACCAATATCAATGGTACCTTTCCAACAGGCAAGGTCAAGATTGGCGGCACCGTGGTCGGTACTTGCGTCGGTCCGCAGTCTATAAATGGTGGTTCTACTGCCAAGCTAAGGGCAGAGTACGCGAACCTTGCAGCTGACGTGCAGCGCTCCCTGATCGACCCGGTGCCGGGTTCAGGGCATGTGCTCGGCGTGTGGCTGTACAACGACGTCGTGTATGCCTTCCGCAACCACGCTGACGGTCAGTCCGCGATCATGTACCGGAGCAGCATCGGCGGCTGGCAGTATGTAGACCTCGGGTTCGAGGTGGCCTTCAACTCAGGCGGCAATGACGTGCTGGTTGCCGGCGACATAATCATAGGCAATACGTCGAACGCAGTGGCAACACTGACCGGCGTAGTGCTTGAGCGCGGTACGTGGGCGTCAGGCAGTGCTGAAGGACGGTTCATATTTGCCAGTTCCGTTGGCACTTTCCTGAGTGGCGAAACTGTCGCCTTTGCCGGACACCCGAACGCCGCAACAATTTTCTCGATGACCACACCGATCACGCTTCTGCCAAACGGTCGCTATGAGTTTGGTAATTTCAACTTTGCCGGCAGCAGCACCTCGTTAAAAATGTACGGTGTGGATGGCGTGAACCGTGGCTTTGAGTTCGATGGCACAGCTTACATTCCGATACAAACAGGCATGTTCCCCGACACACCGCTGCACCTGACAGCCTTCAAGCAGCACCTGTTCTACTCCTACGGCAGCTCGGTACAGCACTCTGGCATCGGTACCCCGTTGACGTGGACAGTCATTACGGGTGCCGCAGAACTTGCAATGAGCGATGACGTGACCGGCTTCATGCCGCAACCGGGTGGTGAGACAACTTCCGCCTTGGCGATCTTCAGCCGCAACAGCATCAAGATTCTGTACGGCGCGGCATCAACCAGCTGGAACCTTGTCTCGTTCAAAATTGAGATAGGTGCGGTACCGTACACAATCCAGCAGGTGAGCAAGACGATCATGCTGGACGATCGCGGCCTGACCAACCTTGAAACGTCACAGAATTATGGTAACTTTGCCGACGCGGTCCTGAGCAAGCTCATCCAATCGTTCCTTGTGTTAAGACGCTCCAGAAGCGTGGCCTCATCGGTATGCCGTGACAAGAACCAGTATCGTCTGTATTTTAACGACGGCTCGGGGCTATACGCCACGACTGATAACGGGCAGATGATAGGCATACTGCCTGTCCTGTACCCCGATATCCTGTCCTGCGTATGCTCGCTGGAGAACCTTGTTGGCGAGGAGGAAATGTACTTCGGGTCCAATAACGGCTTCGTCTATCGACAGGACGTGGGCACCAGCTTCGATGGCTTGCCGATAGATTTCCACATGAGCTTGGCCTTCACGAACTCAAAAAGCCCGAGGGTCATAAAGTCGTACCGAAACGCGGTAATCGAGGCATCCGGCTTGGGATATTCAGAATTTGCACTAGGATTCGATCTTGCCTACTCGACGACAGAGATGAACCAGTTCCCGGCACAGCCCGGTATCGTTTCCCTGTCACCCGTGCTGTGGGATAGTGGTATATTTTGGGACAGTGGCGCCGTGTACGATGGCGTGTCATTGATTCCTGTGCAGTTTGAGCTGGG